CGTGCGCAACCCTGACGACAACGAGTATATATTCCACCCCAAGTCACAACGTGCCGCATTCATCACGCCACGTTCGCTCGAGAAAGCCAGTGACATACTACACCTACGTGAGCACTTTGATGACAACACGTTGACAGCCGCACTGTCCGGTACTATCGGTGCGCGTGGTGCAATGGACATGATGGCGTTCGTCAAACTAGCCGACCAACTACCATCGCTCGAGTCCATCAAGCAAGATCCACTCAATGCCAAGATTCCATCGTCTGCCTCTGCTGTATGTATGGTGGTGTATCGTGCTGTGAGTATGATCGAGCGTGACTGGGTTGAAGCGTGGATGAAGTACCTACCACGTCTCGACAAAGAGGCGCAGGGTCTGTTCGTCAACTGTATACGACAGCCTAACTACTCCAAGCGTGACCTAGTGATGAATGCCAAAGGCTACCAGTCGTGGGCACTTGACAACAACTATATGTTTCAGGCGGACAAAGTATGAAGATTACTAGAAGCGAACTACTACAGCTAAGACTACATCGTAGTAAGTTCAAGACGTGTGGCAAGTACCGGTTCGACGAACCTAGTAGAGAGCTACCCATCGACGCAAAGTATACGCACCCCAAGCAGATATTTGGGGAGAAACCTAAGAACAAACGAGACAGGAGAGTGAATCATGCTAAGCATCGGAACTAAGCTGACCGCTGAGCAACGTCTATCGAAAGCTGTTGTCGCTATCATTGGTAACGCACGCTACACCGCATTGTCAGGTGTGTTGATGATCGGTGACAAGACTATCAACGACGACGTGCCGACAGCGTGTACCAACGGACGCGACGAGATGCATGGTCGTGAGTTTGTTGAGTCACTGGCTGACACAGAGCTACGTGGGTTGATACTCCACGAGAACTACCACAAGCTGTATCGTCACCTGACAACGTGGCGTCATCTGTATGACGAAGACCAAAAGCTAGCGAACATGGCGTGTGACTACGTCATCAACCAGAAGATTGCCGACGACAACCGCGATGGGTTCGCCAAGCTACCCGATGGCGCACTGCTCGACGACAAGTACCGCGGCATGGATACCGCACAGGTGTACAACCTACTCAAGCAAGAGCAAGACGAGCAGGATTCAAATGGCGGTAATCAATCCGTTGACGGCGGCGAGTCTATGGACTCTCATGACTGGGAGGGTGCGAAAGAACTATCCGACACCGAGAAAGACGAGCTAGCGCGTGACATCGACGAGGCTATACGTCAGGGTGCTATGGCGGCAGGTAAGATGGGCACTGGTGATCTGCGTGACATCAACGAGCTACTGTCTCCACAGGTTGACTGGCGTGACGTGTTGCGTGAGTTTGTACAGAACACGTGTACAGGTAGTGACTATACAACGTACGCCCGCCCAAACAGACGGCTTATGTCACAAGATATTATTATGCCTAGCGGTATCAGTGAGCAGATCGGTGAGCTAGTCATCGCCATCGACACGTCTGGTTCTATCGGACAAGAGCCGCTTACTGTGTTCATGTCTGAGGTCAGCGGCATATGTGAGTCTGTGCGCCCCGAGCGTGTCCGCATACTGTACTGGGGCAGTAGTGTTGTTCAAGACGAGCTGTACCTTGAGCATGAGCTTGACAAGCTGACCGAGACTACCAAGCCGCGTGGCGGTGGTGGTACTGACGTACGCTGTGTCACCAAGTACATGGACAAGGAAGACATCAAACCACAAGCTGTTGTGGTGTTGACTGACGGCGAACTCTACGCAGGTTGGGGCGAGTGGTCGTGCCCTGTGCTATGGTCTGTACTTGACAACAAACACGCTGTGCCTGATGTTGGTACGTGTGTCCACATCAACTCAAGGAGTATGTAATGAGTGAAGAATACGAGCTTTATGGGAAAAAATTTCCACATAGAAATGAGCTACCTGTCGGAGAGTTCAGCAGTTCCACAGAACTACGTATGGAGTGGGCGGAGGCTGTAAGTGTTATTGATGATTTGGTAGATTTTTACGACGACTACCTCAAGGAGTACCCTACTACGTCTGAGATAGACAGGCAGGACTACGAGACAGTACAACGTGCATGGGCACGAATCAAACAAGGCTAACCATGTGACATTGTCACATACAACTGAGGATACAAACAATGACTAGGAAATATTGTAATCGACTGAGTTCTTTCGCTGACGTGGAGAACGACTACGCCAAGACCAAACCTATACGTGGTAATGGTAAGAACGCAGGTAACGTACCCATCGCAAATAGGAATCGTGCATGGGAGGAGATCGTCAAGGTCAACGACGACTGCTACGCACTGTATGACAGTGACGCGTACTGGTGGTTTTCACACAATGACAACGCCAAGAAGTGGGTAGACCATGCCGCGGCGGCTATACTGTGGACACGTGACCGCAAGAAGAATACCCAGTCTGTCCGCATTCGCAACATAGGTGTGGGTATGAACGCGTGCAGTAGGATCGACTTCTTGTATCGGTTCTTGCCGATGGGGTTGAGAGTAGACAATCGTAATAGTCACTACTATATATACGATGTAGTGTCTAAGTACAGCTACTACCTACCCAAGACCACCATACACCTACAAGACATTTTCGCGGGTGATCCAGCTATGATGCGTAATTGGCGTGCTTCTGACGATATACCTACTAAGTATGATGACATAGACGTTACCCTTACGCGCACCATGAATGCAGTGGGTAGACCAGAGGGCGAGTGGCAACTGACAAGCAAGCTACACAAACAACCACGTAAACGTGTTGACACAGAAGCTAAGAAAGCGGCGCGACAAGACATCAAGTCGTTCCTTGAGTACTGTTGGTTACGCGCACCTGTATTACGTGACGTCACCCCAACGCAGCGGTATACAAGAAACCGCGAGGCGGCAGAACTTGCGGCTGAGCTTGCCAACTTCGACCCACTCGAGACAATCAAAGAAGATTCCGACGAGCGAATGGTGGTATGTCGTTTGTTCTTTGCAATGAAAAGCAAGAGTGATAACGATGACGTGTGGGACGCGCGGCGGCAGGAATTTGTAAGCACGAATACTAACTTTTGGGACGACCCCGACACGTTCCGTAGAAGATACAACACCTTTATAAACAAATACTGTAACTTCAACTACACCACAACTGACTACTTAGGATAAGACAATGACACATATTAACTACAATCTGACACGTGTTGTCGATGAGCTACGCCCGTACCACGCTAACTCTCACCACGACTCCTTGAACGAGTTTGTACGAGAGGTCACTAAGGCTATGGGAGTAGAGGCGGGGCTTAGTGACGATGACATTGGTGGCGTCGTGCAACTGTACTACAAGGGCGACGAGTACACCTGTGGCTTTGTGCGTATCACCTACGGCATCGAGAATGACATGGTAGAGCAGACAAAGTACACAGTAGGTTCTAGGAACATAGAGAACGGACGGCACAACGGGCGGCATGAGTGTATGCAGAAGTCTAGTCAGCATATGGACACTGCAATACGTACAGCCAAGAAGTTCTGCACTAGGCTTAGTGACTCTGAGATACGCTACATCACAATAGATTCTTTGCGTGACAGTATGCACAGACGCCGTAGAGAGTTGGTAGAACGTATGACTAGAGCCGCGAATAAGCTAGGCGTGAAAGCCCCTGATGGGTATCACATGAAGACTGTTGCCCCTGTATTCAATGAGCTAGCACACCAGTTCGATTCTGGTGCTGAGTTCCTTACGACCGAGATAGCATCTGATGTAGCGCAGTTTGTTATTACTACTAGGGAGTACAACGAAGACGAGCGTGTACGACAGAACAGGACTCACAAATATGTACGTGTTTTACAGAAGTCCACGGGACAAACAGTGCATATACTACCAAATCCTGTAGAGGGTGAGATGTACAGGGTGCGCCCCGATAACGTCGGGGGTATGGAAATGATACACAGCAACGACGTGCCCAAAGAACTAATAGAGCGTTTGGCTGTACTATCTACTCTGGACAAGGATACATACCTTACTGGTGTAGGATACAAGACTAAGCTAGACAATGTGTTTTTTGTGGAGGATTGATGCTACGTGTTAAGATAGATGACAACGGCGGTTGTGATGTAGTGTACTTGGGGCTAGACATTGCGGACATAGGTAAACACACTGACGTCCGCGAGACTGTAAACCTACCCAAGTACGTACAGCAACGACTGGCTATACTTATGACGTGCGACCCTACGCCACCTACATTCAACGTAGAAGGTGTTGGTCGGCGTCTTGACGAACATACGTTCTGGATATTCCCAGAGGAGGTGGACTATGACAGTAGTTGAGGCATTAATAGCTATACTACTTTTATCCTTTATAGTATTTCTGTGTATACACGCAGTGATATATAAGATGGAAGAAACCCGTGCATGGAATCGTAGGCGCATAGTACGTAGGCGTATACTACAACGGAGGGCAAGGCGTGAAAGTAAAAACACGTAGCGTACTGTCCGCCGCTATTGAGGCAGGTATACATTACGGTTATGTAAGAGCGCACAAGCACACGGATACCCCCACACGTGCGCAGTTAGAAGGGGAAATAGAGCGTGAGATTTGGAACGCTATTCATGAAGTATTTATATTCGAGGATTTTACAGATGACTGAGCAAGATATTAAAAAGAAAATCAAAGACGCACACGACACCGCTGACAAGCTACTTACTAAGGAAGAGCTTAGAACCAGATGGAATAGGGTGAACGGATTCATGAACGAAGTGGTAGGTGTGGCAACAAGGTGGCACGTGTTAGCTGTAGTGAGTGTGTTAGTGTTAGCGTTCTGGTCGCCGTTCTCAAGTGCCGGTTGCACCGCAAAGACTGATTCGTGGGGTAACACTAGGTACAACTGCCACGATGGTAACTCTGGTACGCTGACCACGGATGCATGGGGTACTACGCGTGATAGTCGTACAGGAACTCGTTACAAGACTGACGCATGGGGCACTACACGTGGCTCTGATGGTACGAGTTGGAAGACTGACGCATGGGGTACTACACGTTTCAACGATGGTACTACATCCAAAACTGACGCGTGGGGCAACACACGATACAGTGATGGTACTGTGTGTAAGACTGACGCATGGGGCACAACGAGGTGTAACTAGTGAGAGGACGTACGCATGGTGGGAAGGGTAGCACTACCCGACCCACCGACACCAAAAAATTTAATGACAACTTTGACCGCATCTTCGGTAAGAAGCGCGGAACTGGTATCACAGAGGACAAGCACAATGGCGATGACACCCGAAGCAAAAGTGAAAAAGCAAGTGGTGGAGCAACTAAAGGCTCTTAACGCGTATTACTTTTTCCCCGCCACTGGTGGTTATGGTAAGTCTGGCGTACCCGACATTGTTGGATGCTACGAGGGAAACTTCTTTGGTATCGAATGTAAAGCGGGTAAGAACACACCAACGGCTTTACAGGAGATGCAGCTCAAGGAGATAACCAACAGCAAAGGTATAGCACTGGTTATCAACGAGAAGAACATCGAGTCTGTAGCGCAGATCCTCACAGGTAGGTACATACACCCAGACCAGATGGAGATGTTCTGATGGGATTCCTTATACCTGCAACCCCACCGCACATTGAGTTTGAACCCATCGAAGTTAAGACACGTCGAGAGCAAACGCGACTGCAAGACATCGAGTTCGAGACCGACGAACAACCAAGTCGATGGTACTTAGAATACCTACAGGCAGAAAGACGTCGTGGTATAACCAAATGTCCGACCAACATATGAGGAACTACAATGAGTATAAACGAAGCTACCCCCCAACAATGGGATGAGTTACGCAAGAAGCACCCTGCTTTAGTGGACAAGTATGAGAAGTTCATAGAAGAAGAGTGTGACGGCGTGTATCCAAACGATGTGGTAAACAACCCGCACCACTACAATGTCGGAAGCATTGAGTGTATAGAAGCTATCAAGGAGTCTATGAGTAGAGACTCATTCAAGGGCTACCTGAAAGGCAACTGTATGAAATACATTTGGAGGTATGAGTACAAGGACAAAGCCAAGCAAGACTTGGAGAAAGCACAGTGGTACTTGAACCTGCTTATATCAGAGGTTGAGTAATGGATTTAATTACGCTTGATTTTGAGACGTACTACGACAAGTCGTACTCTCTGCGTAAGCTGACCACCGAAGCCTACATTCGCGACCCTCGCTTTGAGATAGTGGGTGTAGGCATCAAGGTCAACGACGGAGATACGGAGTGGGCTAGTGGTACAAAGGAGGAACTACATGATTACCTACATACATTCGATTGGGAAAACAGCATGGTATTGGCTCACAATACTATGTTTGATGGTGCCATTCTTAGTTGGCTTTTTAATATCCGTCCTCGCGTTTGGGCTGATACTCTTTGTATGGCTCGCGCTCTCCATGGGGTTGAGGTTGGAGGAAGTCTCGCTGTCTTGGCTGATCGATACAATGTTGGAAAGAAGGGCACAGAAGTACTCGATGCCCTTGGACTCCGACGACTAGACTTTTCTGACGAGCAGTTGAGTGACTACGGCGACTACTGTATCAATGACGTAGAGCTAACATATATGTTATTTACCCTGATGGGTAAACGCTTTCCTAAGATAGAGATGCGTATCATCGACATGACGTTGCGTATGTTCATCGACCCAATCCTAGAGCTAAATACAGACCTACTACACGAACACCTAGCGGCTACCAAGCAAGCCAAGCAAGACCTGATAACGTCTTCTGGTGTAGAGAAAGGTGATCTTATGAGCAACCCTAAGTTCGCCAAGCTACTGGAAGCGGAGGGTGTCGCGCCCCCTATGAAGAAAAGCCTTACCACAGGTAAGGAGACATACGCATTTGCCAAGTCCGACGAAGCGTTTAAAGCACTACTGGATCACGACAACCCAAAGGTGGTGGCACTCGTCACTGCACGTTTGGGCACGAAGAGCACGCTCGAAGAATCACGTACAGAGAGGTTCATCGACATCGCCAAGCGCGGCACGTTGCCGGTTCCTGTGAAGTATTATGCCGCACACACTGGTAGGTGGGGTGGTGACGATAAGATAAACATCCAAAATCTACCGAGCCGTGGGGTCAACGGCAAGAAGCTGAAGTCTAGTATCGTTGCGCCTGACGGCTACATGATTGTGGACTGCGACTCGTCACAGATTGAAGCACGCGTATTGGCGTGGCTTGCCGAACAAGATGACCTAGTGCAAGCGTTTGCCAACAAGGAAGATGTGTATATAAAGATGGCGGCACGTATCTATGACGTACCTGAAAGCGAGGTGACAAAGGAGCAGAGGTTCGTTGGTAAGACTACGATCCTTGGCGCAGGGTATGGCATGGGCGCAGTGCGATTCGCTGAACAGCTCAAGACCTTTGGCACTACCATAGCCCCCGCCGAAGCTAAAAGGGTAGTACAAATCTACCGAGATGCTAACTGGAAGATCGCACAACTGTGGCGTTCGTCACAACACATGTTGGTTAGCATGTCGCGTGGAGACGACTTCTCGTATGGTGTGAATGACATGGTGCGTTGCAAGTCGCGCAACGGTACAGCAGGTATACGCCTACCATCGGGGTTATGGATGAAGTACACCGATCTACAGTTCGTGCAGGGTGAGCGTGGGCCAGAGTTTAGCTACCTGACACGTAACGGTAGGACACGTATATATGGTGGTAAGGTAGTGGAGAATATATGCCAAGCGGTGGCTAGGTGCATCATAGGAGAACAGATGTTAGCCATCGCTAAGAGATACAAGATCGCGCTCACAGTACACGATTCCGTGGTATGCTGTGTACCAGAGAGTGAGCTTGACGAAGCACGTCAATACATTGAAGCGTGTATGAGTACGACTCCTGAGTGGGCTAAGGGCTTGCCTATTACATGTGAGTCGGGAATAGGTAAATCGTATGGAGAGGCCGCAGAATGAGTGAAGATAAAGTTATTTCGATGGAAGAGTTTAGAAAGACTGCCCGTGAGTTATCTGGGAAAGAACATGACGTGGCGACTAGCGCCGATACGTTTGATGATTTCATGGATGCAATGGAGGATGGTGACAACTCGGTATACACAGCCGTTAAGTTAGTACAAGACGTTGACGGTGTGTTTGCCATCATGGAGCAGGGGCCAGTATACAACGACGGCACATATGGCAAGGCTATATGCGGGGTAGTGATACCCGTAAGTACACTTGCCGGAGTAATCACACAGCTACAAGCTGTAGATAAGATGGCTAAAGAGGAAGAACAGTGAGTGTATCGCCGTGGTCGTTTAGTAGAATAAAATCGTTTGAGCAGTGTCCCAAGAAGTTCTATCACCTGAAAGTGGCTAAGGACTACCGAGAGCCTGAGACGGAGGCGATGTTGTACGGCACGGCAGTACACCTAGCCGCGGAAGAGTATGTCAGAGATGGTAAGCCACTCCCAGAGAAGTATGAGTATGTTAAGCCTGTGCTGGATAGTCTTATGCGGTTTGACGGGGAGTTCCTATGTGAATACGAGATGGGGCTTACCGAGGACTTGGAGCCGTGTGGGTTCAAGGCTGATAACGTGTGGTACAGGGGTATTGCTGACTTAGTTATACTGAACAAGGAAGAGAAAACAGCGTATGTAATTGATTACAAGACTAGTAAAAACACTAGATACGCAGACAAAGGTCAGTTAGAATTAATGGCATTAGCTACTTTTAAACACTTCCCTGACATAGAGATAGTTAAGGGAGGATTACTATTCGTAGTATGTGAAGAGCTTGTCAAAGATGTTTACCATAAGACAGATCAAGCAGAGCTGTGGGCAAAGTGGTTGGGAGACTACAAGCGTATGGAGAAGGCATTTGAAGCTAATGTCTGGAACCCCCATCAAAGTGGCCTATGTCGTAGGCACTGTATAGTAACTGAATGTGTACACAACGGTAGAAACTAATGCCATACAAGAACCCAAAAGACCGTAAGAAGCAGAAGAACTCTCCGCGAGGCAGTGCTGCTTTTGAAGCGCGTATGGAGAGGCAACGTGCGCGACGAGCTTTTGACAAGAAGAATGGTAAGTCTGCCCGTAAGGATAAAGACATAAGCCACAACAAAGCGTTGAGTAAAGGCGGCAGTAACAAAGACGGCTATAAACTAGAAAGTCGTAGTAAGAACCGTTCGCGTAACTACAAAAATAAAAAAGTGTAGGTCGAAGCGTGAGACGCTTAGTGTGATGCGTCTATAAACAAAGTAGTCAGGCTATTATCCTCTAGTAGTTGTTGTATGACTATAAAATCGCATTAGCTCGAAGATATATGGTTTAGATATACGTTGCAGACTTGGCCTCATCTGGAGCGAAAGAGGCTTAACTTATTCAAGCGCGTTGTGGACACCCACTTCGTGCTATTTTGCATCGGAGCTAATAAATGGAAATAATTGATAACAAAGCATTACTCTTGCGACTACGTAACCCTAAGCACGTGACAACGGTTATACCTAAGAGTAAAGAGTTATCCAACAACCAAGTACTTGTAAGTTGGGGATTGGAAGAGACGCACGTACTACGCAATTTAAATATAAAAGCTCCTTCACCTATACGTAGGGAGTATCAGTGGACAGGTAAGTACGAGCCGTTTGACCACCAAAAAGATACAGCGGCATTTCTTACTCTCAACAAGAAAGCATTCTGCTTCAACGAGCAGGGCACAGGTAAGACAGCCAGTGCCATATGGGCGGCTGACTATCTATTGGACAAGGGTAGAATCAACCGAGTGTTGGTTATATGTCCACTGTCTATTATGGATTCCGCATGGCGCAACGACTTGTTCACCTTTGCTATGCACCGAACAGTTGACGTGGCCTACGGCTCTAAGGATAAACGTAGAGCAATCATCGAAGAGGGCGCAGAGTTTGTGATTATCAACTACGATGGTGTGGAGATAGTACAAGACGCTGTGGCAAACGGGGGGTTCGACCTAATCATTATTGATGAGGCGACACACTACAAGAACCCACAGACTAAACGATGGAAAGTACTGAACAAGTTGGTCAAGCCTGAGACATGGCTATGGATGATGACGGGTACTCCTGCCGCACAGAGTCCGGTAGATGCGTTTGGTTTGGCTAAGTTGGTAAACCCCAACAAAGTCCCCCGCTTCTTAGGTTCGTTCCGTGATCAAGTGATGCGTAAGGTGACGAACTTCAAATGGGTTCCAAAAGATACTGCGACGGATACCGTACATAGAGTGCTACAACCTGCAATACGTTTCACGAAGGATGAGTGTCTAGACCTACCCGACATGGTGTACGTCAAACGAGAGGTGGAGCTTACTCGTCAACAGAAGAAATACTACAAAGAATTGAAGACCCGCATGGTTATGCAAGCGGCAGGAGAACAGATCACGGCGGCAAACGCGGCGGTGAACATGAACAAGCTACTGCAAATATCTGCCGGCGCTGTGTATACCGACGAGGGCGATTCGCTAGAGTTCGACATCAAGCACAGGTACAAGGTGCTACGTGAGGTGATCGACGAATCTAGCAAGAAGGTGCTCGTGTTCGTGCCGTTCAAGCACACCATCGACATGCTCACAGAGAAGCTACGTAAGGATAAGATAACCACCGAGGTAATTCGTGGTGATGTACCTGCATCCAAACGTACAGAGATATTCAAGCGGTTCCAAGAGAATGACGATCCACAAGTTCTGGTGATTCAGCCTCAGTCGGCGGCGCATGGTGTGACCCTAACTGCGGCGAATACAGTAGTGTGGTGGGGGCCAACAAGTTCCCTAGAAACCTACGCGCAAGCCAACGCACGTGTACATAGATCAGGGCAAGATCAGAAATGTACCGTCGTCCAGCTAGCAGGTAGCCACGCAGAGAAACGTGTTTATGCGTTATTAGACAGTAGAATTGACGTACACACAAAGATGATTGATTTATACAAAGAAATACTTGACTAGTGTGTTATATGTCACTAAAGTGTATTTCCCCTTACCAAGAGGTGCGAAGTATGTCAGATAGTAGTAAACCAACAGCCGAGAAGCTGACAGAAGTTTATCTCAAGATACGAGATGAACGCTCAAAGTTATCGGCGGATTTCAAAGAGAAGGATAAAGACCTTCTAAGTAAGATGGACAAAGTCAAACGTGCTCTACTCGATTACTGTGCAGAGCATGGCCTTGATAGCGTCAAAACCCCTGCGGGATTGTTTTATAGATCTGTTAAGACTAGGTACTGGACGAGCGATTGGGAGTCTATGTATCAGTTTGTTATGGAGAACGATGTTCCTGAGTTCTTCGACAAGCGTCTTAATCAGGCCAACGTAAAACAGTTCTTGGAGGAAAACCCTGAACAAGTACCCAAGGGTCTGAACGTAGACTCCGAGTACGTAATTGCAGTGAGGAAAAAGTAAATGGAAGAGTTTGTAACTGTAGAAGATGTAGCCAAACATTTTAAGGTATCCGTATCTACGGTACGTGCTTGGTTACGCAAAGGTATGATACCCGACAACACGTATGTTCGTATGGGTAGTGTGTACCGATTCCGGCTCAATGCTGTAGTTGATGCCTTGTTGAATGCGTCTGGTAATGACGACTCAGCTAAACTCTCTGACCCCGTAGAACTTGAAGAACTGTGGGATGCAGGAGAGGACGTATAGTGGATCGTCGTATCAGCATACGTAACGGTGAGATGCGATATATAAACGGTGACGTGACATCACAGGCCCAAGATTCTATGGATTTGGTTATTGTGAATGCGGCTCCTATATCTCGATCTTACTTCTCTGGAGAGTTCGACCCCGACAAGGTGCGTGCTCCCAAGTGTTGGTCAGCTAATACGCAAACTCCGGCGGAAGATGTACCGGAAGAGCAGAAGCAATCTGGTCGGTGCATGGACTGCCCCCAAAATGTTAGGGGTTCAGGTTCCAATGGAGGTAGGGCTTGTCGGTTCTCACAACGACTTGCTGTAGCGTTTGAAGACGATCTAACTGTAGTTTATAGACTACAACTCCCCGCTACTTCGATATACGGTAGAGGTGGAAGCGGACATAAGCCGTTGCAGGAATACGTAAAGCTATTAGCCGCACGTGGTTACGGAGCAACGACTCTTGTCACAAGAGTATATCTTGATAAAGAAAGTGTAATACCCAAACTCTATTTTAAACCCGTACGCTCATTGAGCGGAGAAGAGTTGGAAGCAGTGGAAGATATATCCACGCACGCCGACACCATTGAGGCAATACAGCAAGATAAGTATGTCTCAGCGGGAGCTACTTCTCCTTTCGGTGTGGTAGACGGATTTGAACTAGACGCAAATTAAACCAAAGGAAAAATTGACATGGCACATTTAATAAACAATGTAGAAATTCTTTACCCTCGTATCAACCAGTGTTACCGATTCGACAACACCGAGAACAAAAGCGTTCCGTGTGACCCGTTTGAGGATGGCGCTAAGTACGAGACAAAGTTCCGTATGGATAAAGACCAAGCCAAATCCCTATACAAAGCTATGGCTACCGCCTATGCAGAGCGTAGAGAGAAGTCTTGGCCCGAGAAGCTAGAGATGCCGTTCGAGCAGGATGACGAGGGCAAGTTTGTCGGTAAGGCTGTACTCAAGGGTGCGTATGGTAAAGACGCCACCGCAAAGCCTAAGCAGTACGATGCTAAGAGCAAGGAGCTACCGACAGACTTTAAACTCACTACTGGTAGTGTAGGTAACATCGCAGTTGTGTTTGTACCTTACAACATGCGTGACAACGGTGTGTCACTACGTCTGAAAGCCGTACAGGTTACTAGGTACCAAGAGCCACAGTCTGCCGCTTCTCCGTTCGGTGTAGTAGATGGTTTCGAGTTAGAGGTTGACGACAATCCTTTTGAGGTGCAAACTCCAAAAGCTGCCAAACAAGAAGCAGTTAGTGACGACATCTTTGAGGAGCCTAAGAAGGTAGTAAAGAAGGCGGCGCCAGCCCCCAAGAAAGATGCCGACTTAGCTTCAATCGTAGATGAGTGGGACGACTAACTCCACAGTAAATCTACAAACCTATCACAGCTAGGGATTTCCCGAAGAGGGCGTGTAACAGCGCCCCTGCTGTGGTGACTCTCGGAACTAGGTAAATACTATGGATACAAAAACATTTTTGGAAAGCACGTTGGGGAACGATGGCTATTACTGCCTGCTTGCCATAAATAAAAAGACAGGGCATAAACCCCAAAAGTTCTTCGACTCAGTAGGACATCTAATAGATGAGGCCACTGAATATGATGGCAAAGGTTACGACACCTACTTCGCATTGAGTACCTTTGCAGAATCAAATTCTCGTAAAGTAAACAATGTGAAACAAGTTAAGTCCCTATTTCTAGATATAGATTGTGGGGAAGGGAAGGACTACGCTACGCAAGCCGAAGCGGTACAGGCGTTAGCTAAGTTCTGTAAGAAGTTAAGCCTCCCACGTCCGCTGTTAGTAAACTCTGGCAGAGGTGTTCACGTGTATTGGAGGTTACTAGAGACAGTGTGTCTCGATGAATGGCAACCCGTGGCGGCACGACTAAAGCAGTTGTGTAACGAACATGGATTCAAATGCGATAATTCAGTCACCGCCGATGCCGCTAGGGTACTACGAATACCCAACACCCATAACCATAAGACTGTACCACCATCGCCTGTGGCGTACTTCGGTGCTGTCCCTACAGCCGTGGACTTTGACAAGCTGTCCGATCTGCTAGGTATAGATCAGATACCAGTTCCCACGGTTAGGCCATCCACCAACAGTTCGGTAATGGACGCATTGTTACCCAACTACAAGAGCTATTTCAAAGATATACTGCGGAAGAGCAAGGAAGGGCGTGGGTGTGAGCAGTTGGTTCAGGTGCTACGTGACCCCGACAGTGTGAGTGAACCCACGTGGTTCGACGCCGTATCCATCGTGAAGCATTGCGAGGATGGTGGCAGAGTTGGGGTGCATAAGTTGTCCAAGGGGTATTCCAATTACGACCCCGAAGAGACAGATAGTAAGTATGACACAACCAAATACGTTCACCTATGTAGTAGCTTTGACTCTAACAACCCCGGCATATGTCAGGACTGTCCCAACTGGGGTAAGATAAAGTCACCTATTACGCTAGGTAATCGTGTTGAACGTGCTACCGCTGAAGATAATGTGGTAGAGGTTACAGTGGAGGCTCCGGCGTTAGACCTACCGGACACCCCAACTAATACGTACACCATACCCGAATACCCCAAGCCATACTTTCGTGGTAAGAATGGTGGCGTATACACCCGATCCGTTGACGAAGAAGGCGATCCTGTGGACAAGTTACTGTACCACAACGACCTGTACGTAGTTCGTAGGCTACGCGATGTGGAGATCGGGGAGGCTATAGTTATGAGACTGCACCTACCGAAAGACGGGGTGCGTGAATTTACAGTGCCACTTACTGCCGTGACATCTAGGGATGAGTTTCGTAAGCAGATGTCCATGCAGGGTGTGGCAGTTACTAAAATGGACGAACTAATGCAATATACCACTACATGGGTAAATGAATTACAGGCCACCAACGTGGCAGACGAAGCTAGGCGGCAGTTTGGTTGGACAGATGATAACCACAACACGTTTGTGGTAGGGAACCAAGAAGTGTGGGCAGACCGTATAGGGTTTAACCCTCCCTCTACTGCAACCGCAGGGTTGTTTCATATGTTTGAACCGAGGGGCACGATGGATGAGTGGAAGCAGAACGCTGAGTTCTATAACCGAGATGGATTCGAGATGCACCAGTATATCGTTGGCACTGCGTTCGGCTCTCCGTTAATGGAGTTCTCTCCTATCAGTTGTGCGGGGTTTCACATCCACAGTAAGGCAACGGGTATTGGTAAAACAACCGCCATGCTATGCGCCGCTTCTGTATGGGCTAAACCTAAAGAGTACATGGTTGAAGAGCGAGACACGCAAGCAACTCGTATGAATCGTGGCGAGGTATACCACAGCTTACCGCTGTACATTGATGAACTTACAAACGCCAAAGGCGACGAGTTGTCCGACTTGGCTTATCAACTGTCTGGAGGTAAACAGCGTAACCGTATGTCTGGCAGTAGTAACGTCGAACGTGTACGTGGTAGACCTTGGAGCCTGTTGGCAGTGAGCACGGGTAACACTAGTTTTGTTGAGCGTGTAAGTATGGTTAAGGACATGCCAAAAGCGGAAGCACAGCGCATGATGGAGACTCGTGCCGTTAAGAAGTTCTCCGACACCGCCGATAAGAGAGAGACAGATAGGTTCGCCAATAGTGTAGAGAATGTGTACGGGCATGCGGGTATACCTTACATCCAGTACATCATGGCTAATAAAGAAGAGGTCAAGGCTCTCATACAGAGAGTGCAGTTAAACATTGACCGTGAAGCAGGGCTTACACCTGAGAACAGGTTCTGGTCAGCGGGTGCGGCGTCGACCATAGCAGGAACCATAATCGCCAAGCGTATAGGGCTGGTGAACTACGACATAGGAAAGTTGACCAAGTACGTTATACGACTCTTAAAAGAAAACCTACAGACTGTACAAGGTATGGACTGTTCCGCTTCTGATACTTTGAACGATTACATCCACGAGCACTGGGGTAGCATCCTCAAGATCAAGAGCACTGACGATCTACGTAGGAACAATGCCAATGGGCTAGACACACTAGTTATACCTGAGTTAGACCCGAAAGTTAGATTGGTAGGTAGGTACGAGACTGATATTAAAAAGGCATACCTTGTGCCAAAACCTCTCAAGGCTTGGTGTGGTAGACAGCAGATAAACTACGGTGCGTTTGTACAAGACCTGAAGGATAACTTTGGCGCTAAGTCTATAAAGATGCGGCTCACTAAAGGCACGCCGACACAGTTACCCCCATCCACGGTGCTTTCGGTGGACTGTAACCTAGAAGAGGCGCCTAGTGACGACGAGAAAGATAAGTGATCTGTGCCCCGACGGCGTCAGGGTAGTAGTTGACTGGGACAATATGGTGGTAGGTTCGTCCATATTTGTCCCTTGTATCAACACTAAGAAAGCTACAAAAGAAATAAAAATGTACTTCAAGAAGCAAGGATGGAGTATCGAGGTACGCACCTTATCTGAGAATGGACTGCTCGGAGTACGGGCTTGGCGTACCACCTAGTTTCCCCGCAGTGCCCCCCTCTCGTTGTTCCGAGGCGAGTTGGGGGGCTTTTTTATTCGTCCTTACCGAACAGTATTTCAAATCCTTCGCTGTACTCGTTACGACTACGCTTGAAGTCTTGTTGTAGAGACTTGGTTATGGCTACGCCGTTGTGCATCTCTCTAGACGTACGTTTAAACTGAGCACTAGATCTCCGTATAGTCTCTCCGGTAATACGCTGTCTTCTGTGTTTCTTATTGAACTCACGTATTTCTACACGTATTTCCTTAGCCGTTTCCACGTCTCCGAACCTTCTAGCCACGTTCAGCTTCTTGAGTAGGTTCTGTCGCTCTGCCAATATACCTTTCTCCAGTCGTTTCTCTTGACTAGCCTGCTCTTGTGCAAACGTGTACTCAGCAGGTGCGAAGCCCATACCCTGAAACGCTAGCTCTGCGAAAGACATATCGTCGTAGATAGGGTCGCCTCTGCGGGTGTACATACCACCTTCTCTTGCGAATCTACCGAACGTAGACTTCCAGATATTAGATAGTGCCGCAGGTGTGATACTCTCCAGACCTCGTTCTATATTACCTTCTCGCAGGTCGCCCACACCACGTATGAACCTATTACCTACACTGAGTGCAGGGCCACCGAGGTGGAAACCAATTATCTCTTCTGTCGATGGATCATTGTTATATCTGTTTGTCTGTATTACTAGATCAGTCAGCTTGATACGTGTCGCAAAGTCTACGCCTAGCGCATCTACTATTGGGCCTTTGTAGAACCCTTCACCGATATACTTACGTACTATGGTATCCGCATCTTCGTCGTCATCATCGAGGAAGAACATATCTGCAATGGCTCTAACCAACCCGTACAGCGGGACACCCTGTACCCCAGCCATCAGCGCGGACGATAGATATACACCAGCGATCTGCTGTCTGGCTAATCTTCTTAGTTCTTTACCTTCAGGAGTATTATCCCCGATATTGTCAACGAACAACTTAGCAGACTTGAACATGGTGTAGTACATTTGTAGGCCGTAGGTCTTATACATAAAGGCTACACGACCAATACCCTCTCGCGCCCATGCAGGGGATGTCTCTAGTACCGCACCGCCGTTGGTTTCCTGAGTCTGGTATATAGCTTCATTTGCGGCTAGGGTTGTTAGGTCTGCGTCACTAATATCCTTTAGGTTGACGAACTCAGCTTTGGTGGCAGCGTAATATTTCTCGCCTGATTTCTTCTTAGCTCTTAGCTGGCGTAGTGTGAGATCGTAGGTAGCTACCATGGCGGTCTGCCGGTTGAACCTTTCTGCCTGAGCAAAACCAAACTGAGCACCTACACTAGATGCGCTATCTAATAACGACCCAAAGAATCCTCCCTTACCCTTTCTACCTTGCTCATGCACTGCGAGGGCATCTGGCAAGAAGGACTTAGTAAGCTGTCCTTGTTCTGCGGCGGCTTTTACCAACACCTCCAAGTTCATGTCGTTTATCAGCTTCTTCTGACCATCACTTAGGCTATCCTTGGCGGTGTAGTTGCCATTGGCGTCTAAGTCAAAAAGATCGTCTACACTAAACAGAGAACCCACTTTAAAGTTACTAGCTGCACCGGTATTGTCACTAGTGCCGCCCACAATCTGACTTGCACGTGTTATAGCCGCCGTACTATCAAAAAGCCCGTGCCTAGCGGATAGGTATGGTAGAACCACCAACGGTATCTGAGACAAGTTCACTATCGCAGAAGACACGTTAAAGCCGATGGTGTATATAAAGGCAAGCTGGTTAGCATTCTTTACATACTTCTCCATGCCCTTCTTGTTTGCCCCGTTGATAGCAAAGTTGGCGCTCTTGTCCAGATGATTCTTTACGGCGGCAAAGGCTTTTTTGTTGGTACCTTCTGGAGCGTCCACTTCGTTTATAGCAGAACGTATCTTGGAGATCTCTGCACTATACTGTATCTGCACTACCTGTCGAGCCAAGTCAAAGCCCTTTGTACGTAGGGCAGTCAAAGAGTTACCCTCGTAACCCAGAGTGCCTTGTCGTCTTCTTAGCGACTGAGCGAAAGAAGTTTCAGGTAGGTGATCCATATACATGCGCATGAACGCGTCTTGTAGCTCGGAGTCAGCGCCGCCTTCTTTAAGTAACTTTAAAGTCTTACCGGCGAAACTATCTGGGGGCGCATTGTTATACATCGTCGCCTTACCAATGTCGAGATCTGCCTCAATAGAATCAGTTTCTATCTCAGAGTCCTGCTCCAGTTCTGCCTTTACACGCTCCATCTCTCTTTTAGTAGTGAAGCGTCTGACGACATAAGCCTGCTCTGGGTTGGCTGGGTTCTTAAATGAGTATGAGAGTACGTAGTCGCCTTCACGAGTAAGTGGGAAGTATACGTCCAGAGTTTTGTTAGAGAACATCTGCTCCATTACCTGCTGCTTCAAGGTTCTGACAGCTTCTTTGGATATGTCTCCATCAGCCTGCGCCGAATCCAGACGTGTAAATATAACGTCTTTCAGTTTAAGGTACTGATTTTTGTACGCGTCACGCAGTTCGGTATACATTTCTCGTCCTTCTTTACCAAACTCAGCGGAGTTCCATATCTTGTTCTGCTTCTCCCAAGTAGCGAAGTCTTCGTCGTTGTACTTCTTCTTAGCTTCTGCCTTCGACAGCTCTGGGTCTACCTGCGTGATAGTGGCTCCGATCTCGGGATCATATATCAACTTATCTAGCAGAGGTTGGTTACTCTCTTTAGCTTTAGCGAACTCAGATAGCTTACGAGTGACCATTCGCATATTCTCGTCGGCTTTGTCCATAGCGCCACGACGGAGGTTGAACATTTTGTGCAGCTTTAAGCCTAGATCTCCGAACCCATATTTACGTGCTACATCACCTACACCCTGAGAACCTACGAGGTTAAGTATAAATTGCTGTAACTTAGGCGCACCGCTATCAATCAACTCCGAAGCCCCATCTGCAAAGCCTTGTCTGGTGGCGCCGCTACCTTTTAATTTCTTCTGTGCATCGCCTATAGAACTAATCAGGCGTGCCGCCCCAGCTCGAGTACCGTCAAACTCTGGGAACTGGACTATGCCTTGGTCGGCAGGGATCAGCATGCTGTTTATCACGTTGTCCACTTCGGTAAGTAGGGTGGGAGAGGGTTCTAGCCCCATAAGTCTGCGCACCATGTTTATTACTGTGGTGCTGAACTGCTCCCATAGAGACTTACTGTCGGCAAATTTTCCATCGGGATGTACTCTGCTGAGGAGCTGACGGAAGTCGCTACTAGTAAATGCCTCTGCCACAAACTCGTTTATGTTTGTTAGTCCGTAGTGTGTCTCTGCATCAAGCCCTCTGTCCTTAGCTACTTTCTGGAAGTCTTCCCACAACTTAGCAATTCTTTTAGCGTTAGCCGTAGTGCCTAGAACCTTACCCGTATCAGGATCCATGTTTAATTCGTATAAGGTAAGGGCGTGAGTCATCTCATGCAGGAGCGTATGTACGCCTCCGTTCTCCTTCCCATTTATAAATATAGTATCTCGAAGGTTGGCAGGCATGTTACTACCAGAGTGTACATATACCCCCTTGACAACATCGGTTTCTTTAACAGCAAACCTACTCATAAACTCGGGAGAAGCGACAACTACTTTAGTACTACCAACCTTTCTAGCCATTGCACTAGCTATGTTCTTGACGCGAGGGCTTTTGGTGGACGTAGCGATAGCATTCAAAGCAGCCACTAAGTCTCCGTCATTTATGGCACGGATGGCTCCTATAGGTAGAGGTTCGGATAGAGCGGCAGCATCTTTTTTGGATACAAACCTGTCAAACAGAGACGTCTTACCGACCCGTGCAAAGAACTGTTCAGCGGTCTCTCTTTCTCCCGTCCTTTGCTGTGCTTCATACGAAGCCTTACTGTCGTTGTTTACAGAGTTAGCTATAACGCCTTCAACAGCTACAGGGTCAAACGTAACACCCGTCTCCTCGAGGCGCTTTTTCTCTGCCGCAACTAGTTTCTTGATCTTCGCTTCATTGGCTTGCTGCTGTTTATCTGCTTCTTTCTGTTCAGCCGTAGGTTGCTTTTTAACTACCTTTTCAGCTTTCTTGGTATCCTTAACGTCTTTTTTCTGCTGCTGTTCTTTTGCTCTCTTATCAGCGGCTTCTTTACGCTTCCTACGTGCAACACGTTTAGCGGCGGGGGACTCGCCTCCTTCTAGCTCCATCTGTGCTAGCTTTTTCTTTTGCTTCTCGTTAGCTTCGGCTAGCTCGGCAGCAGCTACTTCTTCACGTAGTTTCTTCTTTGTGTTCTCCACAGCCTTAGCGTCTTCCGCTTTGTCCGTTTCGATTTGTTTGTCTATAGCCGCGTTGGTTTCGGCAGGCAAATTATTTTTAGCCCACTCTATTACAGCCTCAGCGCTCTTACCACCTGTGCCTCTACGTTTAACTTCGATTGGGTCTACAGCGCCTTTCACATTTCTAACCGCTGGCATGTCATTAGCCACTTCAAAAGCGGCAGCACGTAGGGCGCTCTCTGGGTTAGCGTAGGCGTTTAAGTACTTAGCTATAACCCTGTTGGTATTGAACTTATCTTTTGCGTCTTCGTAGCGTGGCACTGACTCTGCCGGACGCTTCTTGCGGAACTCTCTGTCTTTGCCCTTTTCATCGACGTACTGGGCCACATCAGATACGGGAGCCAAAGCAGTGCGGTCTGCATCCGCAAGTTTAATTGGAGTATCAACAACTAACTTACCAGTCTCAGGATCAACAGTACTCATACCCGGGGTTGGCTTTGTGGGGGTTGTTGTGGCAACAGGTTGTGGCGCTACTTTAGTTTTGGGCGCAGGTTGTACCTTTTTGGGCGCAGGTTGTACCTTAGCCTCTTCCACTACGGGCGCAGGTTGTACCTTTTGCTTGGGTACCTCAATACCCTTATCGGCTAATGCCTTTTGTGCGGCAGGAGGTAACTCGGGTAGTTCTTGTCGTTTAAGTTCAGGGGTGGTCTTAGGCGCAGCGGGGGTCTTGAGTCCTTGCTTTTTAACTCCAGTCTTGGACTGCATACCCGGCAGGGGTTCCTGCTGCCCACGTTCTTTCGGCTTGCGTTCTTTAACCTGCGCTTCTAGTTCTGCTTGAGCTGCCTTATCTTCGTCGGCGATAACCATACGCTCTATTTCTAGGTCTTCGGCTTCTCTAGCGGCATCTTCTTCCCGCTGCATTCGCGCTAGCTCAATGTCTTCGGCGGCGGTTCTCTCAGCGACCTGTTTATCTTGTAACTCTTCGTACCGTGCTTGGTCAACCATGTCGCCTTCTGGCTTCATCTGGTCGTCATCTTCTAGCCGCGCTAGTCTTTCTTGCTCCGCGTCTTCCATAGCCATAGTGTCGGCTAATTCTTCGTCGGTAACTTCTTTGGGTGTTCGGTCTGTATCTGGGAATAAGTCCCCCGCTTCCTGCTGTTCTCTAGCTAGCTCGGCTTCAGCTTGCTTACGGTTTCTCTGGTCAGTAGGGGAGCGTACATCTTCACTGGGCATATCACCGAGGACTTTTTCGTCCTCTATTTCTTGTTGTCGTCGAGCCTCGTCCGCGTCTCTCCTAGCCTGCTCTGCTTCAGCAGGGGTACGTGCGGTTCCCTCTTCATCCACAACAATGGTAGTGTCTGGTGCGGGTAGTAGTCCGGCTACTCTTTCTTCTGGTGGTACTTCATCCTCGAGATGGCCTTCTACGTCTTCAGGTTTAACTCCTCGTGATCTACTACCGCCCGGCAAGAACAAATCAAGCGTAGCACCGACGATGCCGCCGATAGTAGCTTCTTCACCCACACCCCCAAAGGTTTCGGCAAGGGCGTTGTATTCCTGTTCGTTGAGGTTTTGCAGGACACCTGCTGTAGCTTCTTGAGCAGCCTCGAATCCGCCGGATAGAGCGGCACTATGGATTTTCTGCCCCATAGTCTCTACAGTTTCAGGGCCAATGTTGTTTGCTAGTTTGGTTATGACAGGGACGTCAATAGCTTTGATGAATCTACCCAGAGGTAATATTTCTAGCAGGCCGATAGGAGCACCACGTAGGGTGGCGGCGGAGCGTTCTACTTCGGTAGCGCCTGCGGCACGAGCACGTTCACTAGCTTCACCAGCAGCAGCGCCTACACCAAGTAGACCGGCAATACCTGTGGCGGCGAGAGTGGGGGCACCTGCGACGGCAGCGGCAACAGCGGGGAGAGCTATACCTGCTACGGAGCCAAAGCCCTGTCCTACTTTATATGTGAACGAATCTTTGTCCCCGCCTTCGGGGGTAATAGCATCAAAGGTAGACTGTATAGCTTTCCTAGCTTCTAACTCGTCTTCCTCTTCAAGTAGAGCAGCGGCACCAAGTGATGCCATCTCTCCGACGTTTGCCGCACCCGCGCCGAATCCAGTGAGTAGGTTCTCGATAAAGGACGAATCATCATCGTCATCCTCTACAGGACGTACCCCCAGACCTTCGCGCTCTTCGATTATCAGCCTTAACTTCTGTGCGCGTTCAATATCGCCCTTATTAAATGCTTCAAGTAAGCGCTTTCTGAGTTCTAATTCCACTAGGAAACCCTTATGATTAGTTAGCCATTGCCCTCAACTGATCCATGACATTACCAGTTAAATCCTCAAACTCTTTTTCATCCCCTATTTGCTGCTCTGCTTCCGCCAAAGGGACACCACTCAATGTAGAGATTCGTGCAATAATTGCTTTCTCAATCGCAGGGATATTTGCATCTTCTATAGCTTGTGTTATGGCAACTTCTAAGGCTTTGGCGGTTGGCGGTACGTCCACGTTATCGTACATCTTAGTTATAACTTCGCCAATAGCCTTTCTTTGTGCTGCTAGGCCACCATATAAGGCAGCTAACGTCTTAGAATCAGCGCTCTTTATCATAGACATTTTATACTGTCTGTCAATCTCGTTTGCCTGCGCCGTCAACTGATTTTTGATTGTAGCACTGGCAGCATCCAGTATCTGTTTATACTGTGCGTCGTATCGTTCTAAGTTGGCTTTACCCAGATTCATAGCGAGGGTGGCTGCGGCTCTCTTGTCTTCTTTAATAGACTTGTACACATCAGCGCCTGCCGCGATCTCCTTACCTATAAGTTCAGCGTTCTTATCAATGCTAGCTTTGTCCAGCTCAACACGCTTCAGGAATGCTCTTTCTCTCTCGCCTTCTTGACGTCTACGCTCCGCAGCAATACCCGTCGCTCCACCGCCAGCACCACCTCTGCCGATACCACGTAACTGAGCTTGACTACGCTCAAACCTTTGTTTTTCAGGGTCTTGTATCCCACCCATCATTTTTTCGTAGTCTGACGTATACTTGTCCATCCTAGCGATGGTGTCGCCTTTGATATACTTACCCGGATTTTTAGGGTCTTCTTTTAGACGTCCATATTTCAGAGCTAACCGCAGTTCTTCAGCGTCACGCGCAGTCGCCATGTCAGCTTCAGACTTACCCATACCTTCTTGTATGAACTCGTTTACACCAGTGCCTTGGAGAGCATCGGTAACACGTGTGTCGGATACGGCAGCTAGGCCAGCCGCTGCTTTCTTAGTAGGGTCTAACTCTGTAACGGCGGGGGCAGCAATACCGCTAGGCTCTGGGCCAGCTTGTGGGCCAGCTTGTTGGCCAGCTTCTTGCTTTCTAAGTACTCCCGCACCGCCCATGTCCGCTATACTACCACCGCCCGTAGTCATGCCATCCATAACGCCAGTATCAGCGTCAGTTATGCCTAGTTCGGCCTTAACGTTGCCTATAGGAGCTTCTGTGATTACTTCTGGCTTGGCCTTGGGCTTATTGAAGTTAGCGCGTAGGTCAGCGATAGCGGCTTCTATCTCTTCAGGAGATTTTCCTTCTCGCTTTAGTTTCCTTTTTGTCTGGTACTCCTGAATTTCTAATTGTCTTTCAGGGCTACCTTCAAAGAACTCAGTAATTCCCGCTCTAGCAGCAGCGCTTTCTTCGGCAGTGGGGAACTCTCTACCCATCTGCTTTGGGCGTGGTTCCTTCTTTTCCGGGCTAGGTATGGTAGTCAGCCCAGAAAGTCCTTCTTTTCTTTCGCCTAGCTTTGGGAGGCCCATGTCTCCCAGTTCTGGCATTTTTATTTCTGCTGGAGCTTCCTCTTCTGGCGCCGACTGTGTAGCGATTTGCGCGTCTATATCATCCATCTCTTCTGGTGAGATTTTAGTCGGGTCATCTTTTGGCTCAAAGCCATGCTGTGTCTCTAGAAACTCTACGATTTCACTTTTGTTTTGTCCGGCGGGGAGAGAGTCTACGAGGCCACTAAACTGAGCTTTAGTTAGCTTACCTTCTTGGATAAGCTGTCTGACTTTTTCTACTGTCAGTTTACTCCGTATGTTAGACATAACGTCTCGCATTTCCTCATCACTTGCAGCGTCAACTGAGCCACCATCCTGAAAGCCGGGCATACCTTGTGGAGCCATACCTGCAATACCGGCTGGACGTTGGGGTGGTTGTCCCATCTGCTTCGCTTGCGCTGCGGCTTTCTGCCTACGCTGATCCATGATGCCTGCGGTCTGCTCTACCATGTCATTCTTAGTCTGCTCCAGCATCTCTTTTTCCATCTGCTCAGCAATGGTTCCGGGCATCTGTTCAGCCTTCATTTGCATATCACGAGCAGCGGCGTCTTTTTCAGACTTCAGCTTTTGAAGAGCCAACAGGTCTAGCAGTTCTTTATTTCTAGAGTAACTCTGCTCAAGACGTTGTGGGTTGGCGCGATTAGCGTCTACTTTTTTGTCAACAATACTGTCAATACCGCCAATCATACTTATGACTCCCCTTCACTTTTGTTATTCATAAACTCGCGATACTCAGCCAAAATATTTGCTATGTCAGATGCTTGTGAAGGCTGCGAATACTGCGTTGTCTGAGCCGCTAATGGAAGACCCTGCAACAGAGACTGTTGGAACTGTACTGCCTTGTATGGATAATCTCTTTCTTCCTCGAACTGCGCAATGTCTGCCGCAATACCCTCAGAAGTAATACCCCTCTGGACTGCACCTGCGTCAGCTTGTGTCTTGAGTACGTCAAATCCAAGTTGGTTAGCTCTATCCTGCGCGGTCATAGTGCGATCTTGCTCAGTGTTGAATTGCTGCTGCGCCTTATCATACGCGTCACGGTATCCTTGAGCTGTGATGTCAGATAGACGTCCCTGCAAGTTACGTGCGCCTTCGGCTTCCATGATGGCCTGTCGAGAACCACCAAATGCACCAGCTTTAGTAAGGCGTCCTGCGTCAGCAATACGTTGAATTTGTGCCTGCCTTACAGCTTCTTGTCGCTGAGGGTCTAACGCCGCTTCTAGGTACGGGTTCATACCTTGTTGAGCTGCCGCTGCGTCAAATGTCTGAGGGGTGTATGCGCCCATATTTTGTGGGGCTTGTAGTGCGCCAATACCCGTAAATGCCTGATCCTGTAGTTGGCTTTGTCCCGCAGTAAGTGGGCCTGTGTAGGCTTGATAGCCTTGATTAGCTAGCGCCTGACCTTTGCCGAGCATGTCAGTAACATAGTCGCCTGCCCAGTTAGATAGTGAGGACTCTGTACCGGTCTTTTGACCTACTCCGGGATCTGCTTCCACAGGGTCTTCAGAGCCGGTCTGAAAGTGTTGAATCTTACCACCACCAGCATACTGAGCAATACCGCCCTGCGCCATCTTAGGCATGAACTTATTGGGGTCGATCTCTTTACCCTGCTGAGTGGTGCCGGTACGCTCTTTACGTACGTTGTCCATCATACTGTGTAGCTGCTTGGCACCTGCATCAGAGTTACCGGTACCGAGGTGGCTTACTACATCAGCAGGGATCACGAACTCGCCGTCACTCAGACGGGCTTCTTGTTTCCCATCAATGTTTGCCGGAACTAAATCAGCCATACCATCGCTAGCGCCGTTGAGGTACATACCCTTCATTCTATTGGCAGTGTCCGTGCCCGGCATAGAAGCTAAACCACCAGCAGCCATCTGCTGTACGTCGTCGAGGTTGCGAGTATTATTGTTTATTTTGTAGTTGTCATGACGTAACTCTCCCGCTTGCTGGTTTACGATAGCTTGCGCTTCTTCCAGTGTGGGGACTTCTTGGTCTTCGGGTTTCTGTGCGTAAATAGTATCAGTGAAGTAGCGCTGCCCACCCTGCCCGGGACGGCGGTATTTGTAACCGGCTAGAGGGGTATCCATTGGCTGTGTTTGCCTGCGCACGGCTTGGTATTCGGGGATTTTACCCTGATAACCTGTTTGAGGTATTTGCGGATCAAATACACCACTTTGTTGCGCGGCATATGCCAACCCTAACTCTAGCAAGTTGTCGCCGGTAATCGAATCGCCGAGGTCTTCAAGCCCCCCAACAAAATCATCCCAAAATTTACTCATTCTATTCTCCAATCAAGCGTAGAAGCTCGTCATTCGTCTGTATAATACCACCTTTAGCCACTCTCTGTGGGGGTAATTCCGTCCGGCTCCCATAGGGAGAGGCAAACAATTCTTTCTGTTGTGGGGTGGCAAATATTTCGTCCCCATACACATCAAACAAGTAATCAATTTCTGCCAACTCTTGCGGCGTCCGTGTGGTAGCCGTGCGAGCACTTTGCGCTTGGGTAGCTTGCCCCAATCTTTTGAGTATGTCCTCTTCCTGCTCCTGCTGCTGAGCTAAGTAGTTAGCGTCAGAGTATGCCTGCTGTCGCTCCAGTTCGGCCTGCTGCTGGGCTTCTAGGTCAGCTTGTCGCTGCGCTTCTTGTTCGGCTAGTAGTTCGTTCTGAGCGTCTATCTGCGCATACAATCCTGTAGAAGGCCCAAATATGGAGCTTTCAGCAAATTGTACATCTTGACCTGCAAACGAATCTTCTAGTAACGCCTGATCTATTTCGTTTATTACACCATCAGCATTGACATCATACAACATCTCCTCAGCAGTTGGAACATACGCTGGGTCATCTAATGTCTCTTGGTTAGCTAGGAAGTCTGTTACTGCGTCTATATCATCTTGAGTAACTTCTCGAGCAGGTTTACCGAGTATCCTTGCTACTTCTTCGTTAGCGGTTTTTTGCTGTTCTAGCTGCGCTAATAATGTCGCAGTGTCAGTGCCCTGCTGCTCGGCTAACTCATTAATAGCTTGCGTAATCGCAGCGTCTCTGTCCCCAGTCTGGGCTTCTAACTCGTCGATGCGGTTGTTCAGCGTAGTGCCTAGATCAGCAACCTGCGTTTGCACAGTGCCGATTTGGGCTTCCAGAGCTTCTTTGTCCGTGCCCATTTGCGCCAGCAGAGTGTCTTCTGTTGTCTGGAGGTCGCCTGCCACCTGCGCAAGAGCCTCTTCAAACGTAGCTCCCTGCTGCATAAGGGTAGTTATCTGCCCCTGAATGTCCCCTAACTGGGTCTGCACATCGCCCACTTGACCACGTAATACATCTATATCATCAGACAACTCTTGTTTGTCTTTACCCATTTGGGTAAGCAGCGCATCTTCTGTAGTCTGTAGATCACCAGCTACCTGTGCAAGAGCCTCTTCAAACGTAGCTCCTTGGTTCATCAGCTCGGCTATCTGTCCCTCAATACCACCTAACTGGGTCTGCACATCGCCCACTTGACCACGTAGTACATCTATATCATCAGACAACTCTTGTTTGTCTTTACCCATCTGGGCAAGCAGTGCATCTTCTGTAGTCTGTAGATCACCAGCTACCTGCGCAAGAGCATCATCAAAACTAACACCTTGGTTCATCAGGGCGTTTATCTGGGTGGTTATGTCGTCAACCTGAGTTTGTAGCCCAGCAATGTCCGCCTCAAGTTCCTGCCTAGTAGTACCCAGTTGGTCGAGAATACCCTGTTCAGTTGTATCAAGATCTCCCGCTACCGCATCTATAGCGGCCTGCAACGCAGCATCCTTGTCCATACCAGCGCGTAGGTTAGCGTTTATTTGCTCTTGTAACTGATCACGTACGCGTGAAATTCTTGCGTTGATGTTATCGCGTACTGTGGTAATCCTAGTGTCGAGTCTTGTACGGGCATCCGCTGCCGCGCCCAACCTACTAAATATGGTGCCAATATCCGTGCCTAGCTCTGCTGCTAGATCCGCTATGGCTTGGTCTAGTCTCTCGGTGTCGCTGAGGTCGGCGTCAGTGTTAGCATTTATAAGTGCAACCAGCCTTTCTTCCAGCTCAGTGACACTATCTGCTACAGTCTGTATCTCAGCGGTTATTTCTTCCCCAGTACGGTAGTCGCTTAGGTATTCTGCTACTTCAGCATGGGTAGTAAAGTTCTCGTTCTCAGCGACAATATCAGCAATAGCTTTATTAACTGCTGCATCTCGTTCCATATCAGCGGCTAGGTTAGCGCCAATCTTGTCGTTGAGGTCTGTTTCTAGGTCAGCTACTTCTTGGTTTAACGCGTTTAGGTCAGCCGTAGTAGTACCCAGCTTAGATAATATATCGGCGCTAGTAGTAC